TGGGAGTGACCCACATTCGACACCTCCGAAAGCGGGGCGCCCGAAGGCGCCCCGCGGTTGCTCATCAGGCCGTGAACGCGCCGCCGAGGATCGCGGACGGCGTGCTGATTTCGAACGCCATGCGCATTTCTGCGCGCAGCGTGACCAGGTTCTTGATGAAGTCGTCGTCGGCATAACCGACCTCGACCGTGACCGACTGGCGATCCCACACGGTCACGGCGCGCGCGAACGCCCCGATCGCGAACTGGCCTCGCGGCACGAAGGGCGACGGGATGATCCGGACGTTGAACGGGTTGGTGTTCAGCATCATCCCCGGAAGGCCGTTCAGATAGTGGCCATCGCTGCCCTTCTGGAGCTCCATGTCACCCCAGTCCTGCGGGTTGACGTAGGCGTTATCCGGCACCCAGCCGGCCGCCCAAAGCTGCCACTTGGCGCGGTTGATGGCGTCGATCAGGTTGTCGTCGCTGGTCGGGGTGTAGACGGTGTAATTGCCCGAGTCCAGGATGCCCGACAGGTTCGGGCTGGTGCCATTGCCGACCATCAACTGGCGATCGACGCGCTCCATCACGCCATAGGTCAGGCGGTTATCGATGTAGGCCGCAACCGCAGGCGCATCGGCCAGCAGGTTCTTGGAGACCTTGAGCCAGTGCGGGATCGTGCGCACGTGGTAGTCGTGCGGTTCGAACGTCAGATCGGACTCGGGCTTGAGCGCGCCTTCGGCCACTTCGGCCGCGCTGTTGGTGAAGCTGGCCTCGCGGATGCCCTCGACGGAATTCCCGGACGCCGGCGCATGCGGCAGCGACCCGTAGATCGTGAGCGGCTTGAATGCGCCGCCGGTGACGCCCGGGATCTGCTGCGCCAGCACCGTGTTGCCGTTGGACAGGATCGTGTTCTTGACCTCGATGCGACAGCGGGTCGGCTCGTCGGTGCGCATGGACTTGAACTGATCGCTGAACGCGAACTGTTCGCCGATGGTGCGGGTCTCGACCGCCGACGCCACCGAGACGCCTTTCTGCTCGATCTCGCGCATGCGCGCGTTCAGTGCCTCGATGGTCTCGGCCTGCTTTTCGAGCGCGGATTTGAGTTCGGGCGCGATGTCGCCGTTCGCCTTGACGGCGGTCTCGGCCTTCATCAGCAGCTCGGCGGCCTTCTTTTCGACATCGCGCAATTCGCCCTTGATCTCGGTGCGGAGCGCGTCGATGCCTTCGGTGATGGCCGTGGTGATTTCGTTCGCCATGATTGTGTTCCTCGTGGTTGCGGTTGGCGGGCGATCAGCCCGCGATCTTTTGCTGGAAGACCCGCCGGATTTCTTCGGCGGTCAGTTCGGCGCCGCGATCCCCGCAGCCCAGGGCCTTGATCTTGGAGACCAGCGCCCCCGCGACAGCCCGACTCAGACCGGCCGCATCCCGCAGGACGGTCTCGATTTCTCGGATGGTGTTGGCCGCCTCGATGGCGGACTTGATGTCGGAGATTCGCGCGCCGAGGTCGGCGGGCTCCTCCACAATGCTGATCTCGATCAGCTCGATTTCTTTCAGTTCGCGGCGGCCGTCGCCGAGGTCGCGAATTTGTACAGGGCGAAACCCAATACTGAGTCCGTCGACCGCGCCGTGCGCCATCGATGCGCGCGCATCCTCGGCGACACTGTGGCCGCGGGTCAGCTCGCCGTGAACCTTCAGCCCGATGTCGTCCTCCCTGATTTCAAGCCACTTCCCAATAACGTTGCCGTAGTGATTCCATCGCATCCTGATCGGGCGTTCCCGCTTCTTGATGGTCTTGCGGTACGCGCCAGGCAGGATCGTGTCGCCGTAGCTGTCCACGCCGTTGAACTTGGAAGCGTAGCCGGTGAACTGGTAGCCGTCCGAACCGTCGAACTTCAGTTCAACTTCGGCAAGCGCGTAGTGTTTGGTTTCCATCATTGCAACCCCTCTTGTGGCGCCGGCTGCGATTGCTGGCCGGCTTTGTCGATTGGAACCATCGTTCCATTCACGAGAAGCTGATCGCCGCCGGCGGCAGGGTCCCAACCCTCCTGCGCGCGCGCTTCGTTCGGAGTCATCACGCCGGCATTGATGGCTTTTTGGTATGCATCGAAGCGTGCGCCCTGATCCATGCGCAGCAGTGTGTCGACATCCAATTCAATCTCCCACTTCGCGCGATCAGCTGGCGGGAGCAGATGCACGACCGCCGACAGCTCGATGTTTTCCAAATACGGGCGCAGGCCGAGTTTGAACCAGCCTTCTATGATCTGCTGAATCCCCGACCCCCATGCAGTCGTTCCGCTGGTGTCGTTGATGAGCACCGACGGGGTGCCCATAAAACGTGCGATGTCCTCGACCTGGAACCTGCGCGAGGTCAGTAGCTCGGCATCCTGCGGGGACATTGAAAGCTGCTTGTAATCGGTTGCCTTTTCAAGAACGATCAGGCCGCCGCCATCGCCTTCCGCCAACTCGCGAAAAGAACTGCGATACGCGTCGCGCTGCTTGTCCGTCAGAGAATCGTCCAGCATCAGCACGCCGCTCGGCTTCATCCCGTTGCGCATCACGTCGCTAACCATGTCCTCGGTGGCCTGCGCGATGCCAATGGCATTCATGGCGTGCGACAGTGGAGAAAGGCCGGTGATGCCGTTGCCCATCAGCTTGATATGCCAGACACTTGACTCGGCGAATACCTGCATTCCGCGACTGTCCGCGTACTCGTAGGCGATCGCGCCGTCGCTCAGCAGCCGCACGGTGACCTGCGATGGCATCAGCGGCAGCAGGCTGACGATTTCGCCGGCGCCATTGCGCAAGACCTGAGCGTAGAAGTTTCCCCACGTCGCTAGGCACAAGCCCATCGTGGTCAGAAAATCGACGCGTGTCTGGTAGCGGTTCGGCTTCATGGCGAGGACGCCGAACAGCGGATGCGCTCGGTCCTCGATGCGGCGCCCGCCCTCGATGCGGTAGAACTTGACCGGCAAGCTACCGATCGTGTCCGCGGTCAGCCGAACGCACGCCCAAAACGCGGAAACCTGCATTGCCGTGTCGAACGTGACCGGCTTTGCGCTGCGCGTGGACCGCGCGCCGGGCTCGCCAGACTGTAGGCCGGCGATACGGCGAAGCCCGCCCAGCCAGCTGACGATAGCGTTTACCCACTGCATCGGATCAGAACCTCAGAATCAGCGGCTCGGCCGCCGTGTTGTCGGGCACTTCTTGCGCCAGCATCAGGCCCAGGGCCATCAGCAGCGCGCTCATGTCGTCGATCTTGTCCGCAGACCTGCGTTTGTCCGGCGCCATGCTCAGATTCACATCGCGGCGCGCGACGAGGTTCGACGCGCACCACGTCAGCACCGGATCGCCGCCGTGCGCGAACCGGCCGCCGATGTAGAGCCTTTCAAGCTCCTGCATCGGCGGGTGATAGCTGCGCGTGCCTTGGACAAACTCGATCATCGGCAGGTCGTCGGCGACGAGGCGGCTGACCATTTCCGTGGCGTTCCAGCGGTCGAAAGCGATGCCCTGAACGTTGAATCGTTCGCGCACCTCGCGGATGGCCTGTTCAATCACCGCGTAGTCGGTGACTTCGCCCTCGGTCTCCTCCATCAGTCCCTGCGCGACCCAGCTTGCATAGGGCACGCTGCCGCGCTCGGTGCGGCGCGCGACCGCTTCGGCCGGCACCCAGCGGCGCCCCCAGGTAAGCACCTTGCCGTCGACACGCCACACCAGCCGCAGCGACGTGAGGTCGCCGGTGCTGGCGAGGTCCAGCCCGCCCCAGCACGGCACGCCTTCGAGCGTCGCAAGGTCGACGGCGCCGCCGCATTCCTGCCACTTCGCCAAGTTGATCCAGCCATCAGCGGCCGACGCCTGCCGGTTAAGTCGCTTGATGCGGTACTCGGCCAGCTTCGACGGCATCCGCTTCGCCTCAGCCGCCTCCTTTCGGATAGCTTCGGCAAGGTGCGGATTCACGTCGATCAGCGGATTCGCCTTGATGACGACCCGCTCATCGAAATCGTCATCGTCCTTGTCGACCCCGTAGAACACAGCCAGGAAGTGATCGAGCGTGTCCCCGAACACTCCGGCGCACAGGTTTTGCGCCATCTTCCGCAGGTCGGCCCACGGCCCGGACGGGTTGATGTAGCCCTCCGTCGTCGTGAACAGAAACAGCGGACTGCGGCGCGCGCCGGCTGCCGACTGCAGGACGTTCAGCAGGTCCGGCGTCTTGTGCGCGTGGATCTCATCCAGCCCAACATGCGACGGGTTCAAACCGTCCTGCGTACTGGCCTTCGCGTTGATCGGCTTGAACGTTCCGCCGATCTCGGTTCGGCTGATCGCGTTGGCCCAAACCTGCAGCCCGTAGGCGTCCCGCAGGTCCGGCGTCATGTCGACCATTCGCCGAGCGACGTTGAAGATGATCCGCGCTTGGCTGCCGGTGGTCGCCGCGCTGATGACCTGCGCGCCCTGCTCATCCTCGCAGCATTCGCAATAAAGCAGGATCGCCGCGGCCAACGTCGACTTGGCGTTCTTGCGCGCCACCGCGAACAGCGCCGAGGTGAACCGGCGCCGGCCGTCGAGACGCCGGAACCCGAACAGCTGGACAACGAACCAGACATGCGACACGTGCAG